ATAAACATATCCATAACCAACATCTGTTTTTTGCTCTAACTTAGGAAAATCTATTGTATATTTCCCTGAATCTGTTATAACAATCATATTATCAAAAAATATCCAATCTTTACCTGTATAACTAACAACTAATCTATAAAACATTGGCTTTATATAAGTTTTTCCATCAAAGCCACCATAAACAGAAATATTGTTCTCTACTCTTTTGTTAGTTACCCAAGTTACATCTTGAAATTCATCATATTTTTGAGAAAGATTATTTAGAATACTAAAGATTTCTTTTTTTACTTCCATCCTTTTTTCTTCTATTATTTTTTCTTTTTCTAATCTTTTAGTTTCTTCCTCTTTTAATCTTTCTAATTTCTCATTTTCTTCTTGAAGTTTAATTGTTGATTGTTCTTTTATTTTTTGTAACTCATCTTTTTTTATAAAATTAGGGTATTTTTCTTCAAATACTTTTATTTCATCAAGAACTTTCTGATATTTTTCCTTCTCAAATTTTTCTACAATTACATTAAATTTTCTTTCACTTTCTTTTCTTAGCTCTCTCTCCTCTTTACTCTCACAAGCAAACAATAAAAATGTAGATAATAAAATAATTAATATCTTTTTCATTTTCTTCCCCCTAAAATAATATAATACTATTTGTACTATAAATGTTAAAGTTTGTCAAGAGATAAGACAAACATAAATTTTTATAATTGATGATATTTCCCAGCTCTATAATTTTCAACAACTTTTATTTCTCCTAATTCTTCAATTTTTTTTAAGGCTTTTTCGTTTTCTATTTCTGATAAATTTATTTCTTTTCCATCTTTAATTGAAACAGTTTCAATATCATTAAAAATAAAATCTAATAATTTGTAAACTTCATCATAATTTTTTGCATCTATTAAATCTTTTGAAAGGTTCCAAAACATCATTTTACCCCCTTTAATTTCATTGCAGATACTAAAACATTATAAAAAATTTCTTTCTCAAAATCTGTTAGATTATCAATAGAAGTTGTATTTTTCATTATTTTAGTACTTTTATCTACTATTTCTACTACTTGTTCTTTTGACAAAATATCAGGAGCATTTTTATAAATCAATACAAATATCTTACTTTTATTTTTTTCAATATAATCTATATATTGTTTACTATATTCTAAGATATCTAACTCTTGCTTAAAAATCACTTCTCTTATAGGCATCCATATAGCATTTTTACCTTTATATCTTTCATAATATACTATTCTACCAAAATCAGAAATAGTTTCACATTCTTTAAATTTTCTGAACTTCTTTAATCTAGGTAAAATTTCACACATTCTCTTAGGGTAAGACACTCCTAATTTTACTTTATTTCCCACCAAGTCAGATAAATAATGTCCTGATGATTCAGCAAAAACTTCTTCTATATCTCTCCATTTATCAATAAAATCAACATCAGAAAAATGAACATCTACCAATTTATTATTTAACATAGCATGGTAAGATTCATGAAAAATTGTTTTTTCACGATAATATAAATTCCTTTCATCATTTAAAGATAGATTCATTTTTTCAAATTTTTTTCTGTACATAATTTTTTGACTTTTTGTGAATTCTATATCATAAGAAGTTTTAACCGAGCCTCTATTATTAGAAATTACAAATTCCAAATTTTCATCTAAGTCTATATTTTTTAAAATTTTTTTCCCTACTGTTCCAAGCCCTGAGTTGTGTTTAACATCTTTTAAAACATTTTCTTTTATTTCTTTATCTATTTTAGCATTTCTTAATTTAATTATATCAGATTTATTTTTGCTCTCAATATTATTTTTATTACTTAATGATACTTGATTATTTATATGTTTCTCAACATATCTATCATACCAATCTTGATAATCTTTAACATCTACTAACTTATAATCATCATCTTCTGTTCTGGAAGCTCTTAGGTTAGTATCTCCATCTATTTTATCATAGTAAGGAGCTGTAACTGATCTACAATACACATGAAAAGGTGGAGCTGTAACCCCAACTTGATAATCTTTCATATCAAATACCTTACTATCCATACTTCTGCAAATAGATGAAGTTCTATCATCAAGAGTTGCTATGACTTCATATTTTTCACAACCTAAATCTTTTAAGCATTTTTCTTTTGCTTTTGAATGATATGCTGCACTCTCTGTCATTATTAACCTAGATGCTATATTCTTTTCAACATTAAATCTTTCTGCAATGGTATTGATAACTTCTTTTAAGGGTTTTCCTGTTATTATATTTTGAGTTAAATTAGTATGTAAAGTATTCACTAACTTACCATCATTCCCCCAAATTCTTTTACTCCAATTAGTATTATCTTTTGTCCAAGGCTTATAAACTAAACTTTCAAGCAGTTCAGGATTTAATTTCTCTATATTAGAAAACTTATCTAAACCTTTTTGAATACTATAAGCACTTCTATAATAACTATCTTTGTAAACTTCTCTTAAATGTTTATCTAAATTATTTTCCATAGTCTTAGATAATAAATCTATTTCTGCTTTAATCTCCATTTTTAAAGCTTCTAATCTTTCAATATGAACTCTTGAGCTAACATTTTTTAATTCTTTTATAATAGCATCATCTGGATCTATATTGAGAGATTGACCTTTTCTAACATATTCACTTAAAGACATTTTAAATTCTTTTAATTCTTTTTTGTTGAATCTTTGTTTTGCTTCATACATAGATATATTATTATCTTTTGCATACTTAGCATAAAACTCATAAATTTTTTGATTTGTATTCTTTAAAGCTATATCATATTGCCTTTTAGCTTCTTTAACTTGTTTCTTAGATAATTCATTGATTCTATTTTCTTCAGCTGTAAATCTATCTGCCCAATAGTTACTCATGATTATGACCTTCATAAGTTTCTTCTATTTCTTCAACGGAACTATCTTTTTCTTTTTTTATCTTTTCTAATTCAGCTTTAGAATCATTTACCCAAGGATGTTGAGCAACTACTGTTTCTGTACTTAATATTCCAACAGATTTTTGACAATCTTCAATAGCTTGACTTTCATTAATTAAAATATCTTTATTAAATATGATATCTATATCATCTTCATTAAAGCTAGCTTTTAAATGTTGCTTCACAAACCATAATACTATTTTTAAAGAAGCTTTGAATTCTCTTTCAAGTGCTGTTGCATCTAAATCTATATCGGAATACATAGATTGAATATTCATCTGATTTACATTTCCTTGAAGCTTATCACTCTTAGCATCAAATGCTTTTACATTTTCTATGAAAGATTTTTTTAATATTTTTAAAATAGATTCATAGTTCCCAGCATTAACCTCAATAGTTAATGTATCAACACCACCATCAGAACCAACAGGGATATAACCATAAAGATTCATATTATGTCTTAATGTTCCACCTTGGCCATTGTAGTTTTTAACAATCAATATAGTAGTTCTTGAATTATCATCCATATTATTTTTGAAATCACTTATTACTTCATTTATTGCATCTTGAATACTTTTTACTTTCATAATTGAAGGTAATTCTGTTTCATCTACCTTAAATGGTATAACTGGTAAATATTCCCAGTTAAATTCTTTATCTCCTACTTTCATATAGTTTTCATGTTTAATTAAAGGACTTAGTCCATTATTCCAAGTATAATAATCAATCCCATTTAATGTATAAACCTCAACATTAGTTACTTCTTTATAATCATATCCAGTAAATTTTTTTGTTTTATATATCCTTATAATGTAGTCAAGTTCAGTATGTTCATTATCTTTCCATATAGGAATAACTTCAGTACCTTTAAATTTCTTAAAAGAAAATTCACTCTTTTCATTGTAATAGATATATAAAAAAGCTATCCCATTCAAATAAGCTCCTTTGCCTATTGAGTGTAATAGCTTGAAAAATTTACTATTGAATATTTTATTTAAGTCCTCTATATCTTTTTCATCTTTTGATGAAAGACTAGGTGTTTTTGACAATAAATAATCTGCTTTCTGATCCACAGCATTAGCAAACATATTATCTACAATTTTATTATTAGTTAAATTAGCTGCTGGAACTAAATTCCCATCTTGCCCTATTACTTTTCTAACTCTATTTAAAATATCATGTTTACCTTTGTAATAATTATCTCCTAGTTGCATTTTCTTTAATTCTTCACTAGCTAAAAAGTTTCTTATTATTAGTTCTAATTCTTTTATAGGTATTTCATTCATATCTTTTTTTCTCCTAAACAAGTTTTTTATAAACTCAAACATATTTACTCCCTTTATAAGTTCCAATTATATCCATCACTCGCCATCTTTTCAGCAATACCAGTTAAAGTATCAGGTCCATCATCATGCTTGTTTTTTCCTTCCTTTTGGTAAGAAATAATATCCTTTGCAAATTCTGGCCATTTATTTTTCCAATCAACTGGCATATAGATATTTGCATTAACCCAAGCACTATTTGATAATATTCTTGCTATCTTATTTCCACTTTGATGGAACCATTTAACCACTGTCTTATAATTTCCTTTGTCTCTTGTAATTCTTTCAACATTTCTTGCAAATGCTCTACCGCCATTGTTGCTTTCTATATCTGCAATATTTACATCAAACTTTTTATAGCTTTCTGCAACCATAGGTTCTGTTATCTCCATAGCTTCTTTTGTATAGATAACATCTAAAATATAAGCACTGTCCTTGCAATCTGCATAAATGATATTACATAAAAAATCTTCTCCTGTGTCAGCAGTATCACAGTAAGAGGCAATTTTTACTATTTTTTCCTTTGGTAAATCAACATAAGTTTTAAATTCACTGTATAATCTACCTTTTATGTCTATTGGCTCCTGCTGGTAGTTAGCATATACAATTTCTTTTGCCATATTCTTAGTTTTAAACTCAAAGTCCTCAAGTGATAATGTTCCTTCATCTAAAGGTGTTCCGTCATCATTGATAGCTTTATAATTTATATGAACTACATCATCATAATTAGATAAAATAAAACCAGCTAGGTCATTACTTGCCCACCTGGTCATTATAATTATTAATTTAAAACCTTTTTCTGTTCTTGATAACATTGTATTAGTAAACCAATCAATATGCTTTTCAAGGACATTAGAATTATATGCTTCCTCAGAGTTTTTTATTAAGTCATCTATAACTATTAAATCTGCTCCAAATCCCGTTGCGGTTCCTGTTGGAGATGTAGCCAAATAATTTGCAACTTGACTTCCTTCCAAAGCCCACTTGTTCATTGAAGCTTCACCATATTTAATCTTAGTATCTGGAAATATATCTCTATAAACTGTTACTCCTTGTGTCTGTTCTGTTGCTATCATATCTCTTACTTGCTTAGCAAATGTAGAAGAAAGAGTTTCATTATATGATCCAGTCATAATTTTTAACTTGTTATTTCTTCCTAGTAGCCACTGAACAAATAAGGTTGCTGTGTAAGATTTACCGAATCAGAGTCGAGGGGGCATATTAATAACTAATATTTTTTTATTAGAACCAATAAAACTTTGTAACTGATTACATAAATCTTTTAAATATTCTTTTCTATCATTGTAAAAATCTTTTTTTCCTAGTAATTTACAATAATACCAAAAATCTCTTCTGGCTAATTCTTTTTTAGCTTCTAATTTTATTAATTCTTTATCATACACCCCCACAACACCTCCTTATTCTTTTATTATTTCTTTTAATTCCTCTGTAGTTAATCCATTGAAAGGATTAGAGTTTATATTTCCATTTACCTCAACCTTTTGAGTATACTCTCCATCCATTTTATTTAATATATCTAATGCTTTTAATCTATCAGTATCTTTAACAGTTCCATCTTTTATCATACTTGTTAAAAATTCCCTTCTTTCAATAGCTGTCATAATCCTACTACTTTTAGTTTTCTTTTGCAGTTCATCAATATACTTTTTAATATTAGTATTTTTTAGTAATTTATCAGCATTTACTCCTGCATACTTTTCTTTATATCCAGCCTTTATTGCAGCTTCAGTAGCATTGCCACTAGCTACATAATATTCACAAAAAGCCTTTTGTCTTGCATTTAATTTCAATGCTACTTCACCTCCAGTTTATAAATAAAAAACTCTCACATAGGAACGTATCCTGTACATCTAAGTACTGTGAGAGTGTTGACGTTATTATGGGCAGTGCATATTAGATTCTCACTAATGATAGGCTAACTCTTCTGCCTATCCTACCTATTAGGTCGATGCACCATATTTGGTAGAAGCTTTTTTTAGAGTAGAGCCTCTAAACTACTGTATTATATTTAAGTAAGGGAGGAATTCTCATACCCTTAGATAGCCAAGAAGATTAACTTCTTATAGCCAAGTCATCTAAACTATTTTCATATGATACCATACTACCACATTTTCTCTGACCATTCAATACCCACTTTTTTACCAGTTTTTTACCGATTTTTTACTTGTATTAAATTTTTGACTCTAAAATGAAACTCCAAGACTGGAAATATCCTATCTCTTTTTTTATAAACTGTCTTTGTAGCTAGGTTCATTTTCTCAGCTATAATTTCATATTTAACTTCATCACCTTTAAAATAATTATCTAAAAATCCAATTTGTATTAAATCATAGTCTTTATTATTTTTTATCATCTCTAAAGCAGAGTCTATTCTGAATAATACTTCTTCACAGTCACTAATATCTTTTGAAATCCTAGCTTTGAACTCCTCTATTCTCTCATAATCAGATTTAACTTCTGTAAACCCGCTTCCAGAAATTTTATCCAATGTATAACTTTTTAAAAGAACAGGATTATTGAGATATTCAAAATTTTTTTTAATTCTATTTTTGTATTTAGCATAACTGATTAATACAGTTTCTATTGCTTTAAAAATTATTTTTTGTTCCTGTGTTGCCATCTTAATTCACCTCTGTTATTATATTTTCTAAGATTTCTAAGTTTATACCCTCTGAAGAGTAAATCTCTTTCATTTTTTTAGAAAATTCAATTTTCTTTGCTTCTAACTCATCTTCAGTCATATATTTTTCTTTGAATATGTGACTGTTTATAATTCTTATATTGTTTCCATCTCTCACTCTTAATTCTTGTAAGTACTCAATCATTGTTTATTCCTCCAGCACCCATTTTAATAAACTTATTTTCTTTTCTACTTCAAAAATAAGAGTCTCATAATCGCTTTTCTCTGCCCAATCTTTGCTATTTTCTATTATGTTTTTAAATTCAATTATATCATTTTCTAACTCCCTAATTTTTTGATAAATTTCTTCTTGTGTTTTCATCAATTCCACTCCTTCCCAATTCTTTTCATATTCTTTTGCCACTTTTCCCAGTAGCAGTTTAATATATCATCTTTTGTATAGCTTAGCTTTTGTGTCATCTCCATTAAATTATCAATAGCATATAAAACATTGTCATTAATGATGTTAGCTATTAAATTTAATGTTGGCAGTACCTGTGAGCCATAATCTTTGATTTGCCAACCATTAAAATCTACTGCTATTAAATGTTTTATTCTTCCATAGTTATTAACTGTATCATCATTAAAATTAATCATTTGAGCATAGAAGAAATAAATATCCGTTAGTTCTTCCAGCTCCATAGATTTATTATATACTTTACTTTTCCAAGTCTTGTGTGATTCCAAGAGTTTCCTCATTAAATTCAACACATTCAGCTATAAGAGACATTTTAATATCTCTTAAACATCTAGGTCTAACATTATTCAAATTTTTATCTAAATGCTTTTGTAATTCAAGCATATCTTGAAAAGTTTCTGGTCTTTTAAATTCCATTATCTCACTTCCTTATTTTTCTTTTAATACCAATACTGGCCATAAATTTTAATTGTTATATTCTTTTAATAATTCTGGGTTTTCATAAATATTTCCTATTATTTCCATTCTTTTATTATTGTTATTTGTGAAAGGGATATTCATTTCAAATTCATCATCTCTCAAAACAAATCCAGCTTCTTTGCTATTAAAAATAACTTTATATTTGCTATTATGCAAAGTTACAATATTTAATCCTGTGTATTCCATAAGTTCAATATCTTTAAAATCTGTATGTTCATAACAATCAACATCTTCATTTGAAAAAAATATTTCTTTATGGAGAATATCAATACCTAGCACTTCTCCCATTATTTTTTTTCCTTTATGCCAAGCTCTAAATTTATTCTCTCTCATCTTCTTCCTCCCAATATGCTAATCTTTTCAACTCTTCTAATGTCATTTCTTTTCCATATAACCAAGACTCACAGTTATAAAATTTATCTTCTCTAAAAACTTTTTTAATATTTCCATTTTTATCTGTAACACAAAATTCGACTTTTTCTAAATAAACTATCTTTTTACTTTCTTTATCTCTCCACATTTTCTCCTCCAAGTTTCTCTATTTGTTCTTTTAATTCAATTAGACACTTATCACATATGCTAATTATATTGCCCCCATTAGAGTTTTCTGCTCTAATTTCTAGTACATTTATATTATTAGTACTATTACAACAATTACATCTAACTCCATAAAATCTATATCTTGTTGTTTTGTCTATTTCATTATTTTTAATTAGTTTAATCATTTTCTTCCTCCAATCTCTCCTGCTCTTACCTTAGCCCAGAAGTCTTGCCATTCCTTGCTATTAATGACTCTTTGAGCTTCTGCTTCTGTTTTAAAATAGTTTCCAAGTTTATATTTGCTGGTATCTGACTCTGCTCTTATATCATTTATACAATTAGCTTCTCCATAACTTTCTATAAAATAAAACAT